AACGCCGCCGCCTACGTCGCCGCCGCCGCCGCTCGTTCCAAGGAACGCGCCTGGCAGACGGCTCGGATTGTCACGGTGTTGGGCTTGGGAGGAACCGATGGCCGGTGAGCCCCCGCCTATCGTGGAGTGGCGGAACGGTGTCGAGATCGTTCACAACGCTTGGTGTCCCGCCATCGTTCGCAAGCATGACCAGTGTTCTCGGCGAGCGACCGTCGATCTCGGGGATGGGCTGTGGCGGGCCTGCTGGCAGCACGCTCGGAAGTGGAAGGTGGGAACCGATGGCCGGTGAGCTACGCACAGAAACGGACCGCGAATGGCTGCGGCGTCTCGCAACCGAGCGATTGGCGATCGAGAAGCGGCCGTATCCCGGTGGCACGCTGTTTCTCTCGTTACACAGCGCGACCGCGATCCTTCAGGTGCTCGACGACTTGGAACGAGCCGAAGCCGCCGCCCCCGCATCGTCTGCCGGATTGGACGGGCTGCGAGCGGCGCTGGACTCTGACGACTTCCGCGATGCCCACGAGCGGGCGATACGTGACCACCTTCTCGCGCCGCTCCCTGAGGGCTGGCCGCACCTTCGTAGCGGCGGGATGCCCGGCGATGGACCGCAGGATCAGCACGGGTGCGATGACCTGTGCTCTGACGCAATCCTCGACCGGCTCCGTGCCGCCCTCGCCACAAGCACCGAGGAGCCGCGAGCATGAGCCGCATCGTGATCCAGTGCTACCGCAACCCGAAGGGCGGCTGGCGTCATCGCTGGGAGGAAGTCCCCGGCACGATGTCCACGCCCGAGCACCCGTACACCGAGCGCCGCTGCAAGTGGTGCCGACAGTACGAAAGTGAAGTCCGATGACCGCCCCTAGCCCGAGCCGAACCGAGACTCATTGCCCCGGCTGTAGTGGCTGGATGGCGACGTACAGCGGTCAGGGCGAGGGCTACGAGTGCCCCGGTTCTTGGCGAGCCCCCGCATCGTCTGCCGGATTGGACGGGCTGCGAACGGCGCTGGAAGCGATCCGAGACATGGAGCCGGAGGCGGTGGACGAGTCGCTGCCGGACCACTCGGACTGCGCGGAATGCAAGCGGATCAAGTCGATCCCCGGTCACCTTTCGACGATGTGTGACGACCTCTATCGGGCCATGCGGCGACGCGACAACCGCTGGGAACAGGCCACGCGGAACCAGCAATGGCGAATGCGCGATCTGGCCCGCGCCGCCCTCGCCACAAGCACCGGCAAGGAGAAGGAATGAGCCGACCAGCCTTTGACCGGATGCGCGGCTACGTCGAGCCGGACCCTCCGATGACCGCCCCTAGCCCGAGCCGAACCGTGACTGCCGACCTGCGACACCTTGTCGATGAGCAGGCCGAGGACGAGGGCCTGTGGTTCATCGCCCGCACCGCGCCCGAGGCATATCTGCAACAGGAACTCCGGCGACTCCATGCCGCCATCGAAGCCGCCCTCCCGGTGTCACCGACAGACGGGCTGCGCCGGGATCAGGGTCTCGATTGGGACGCGATCGAATACCTCGTCGATGCGGCCATCCGGTCCGAAACCATCACCGCCAACCGGGGCGCGGAAATCCTCGGCCTGTCGCTCCGAACGTGGCGTGAGCGGGCGCTGGAAATCCGCGAGCAGGGCAATCCGTTCGTGCCGGTGTCACCGACAGACGGGCTGGACGCGGCGCGCGAAACGCTGCAACGAATGGTCCGCGAGATCGGCTATGCCGTCGACGAACTCGCCGCCCGTCTAGAGGTCACCCGTGAGTCCGAGTAGCCGACCCCGGTTGCTCGACCTGTTCTGCGGCGCCGGCGGGGCCGCGATGGGCTACCACCGGGCGGGCTTCGACGTGGTGGGGGTGGATATCAAACCCCAGCCGCACTACCCGTTCGAGTTCTGGGAGGCAGATGCGGTTCAGGTGATGCTCACCGGGTCTGGTAGGGGCTTCGACGCCTACCACGCCTCCCCGCCATGTCAGGCGTACACGAATGTCTCTAACCGCTGGCGCGACCGCGGTGGCAAGGCGGACGGGCATCCCGATCTCGTTGGGATCACACGGACGCTCCTGAAAGGAACCGGTCCGGCGGATCGGACCGCTGCGCCGTGGGTTCTCGAGAACGTGCCGGGCTCCCCTGTTCAGGGGGTCGTTCTCCACGGCGGAATGTTCGGCCTCGGCGTCCAGCGCCCACGGCTCTTTGAGTCGAACCAGTTGCTGATGTTGTCGTGGGGTCCGCCCGTCGAATATCCCCTCGGCGTCTATGGCGAACGGCCGGATGGTCGATGGCTCTGGCAACGAAAGGACGGCAGCCGCCAACGTGCCGCCGCCTCGATCGAGGAAGCGCGTGTGGCGATGGGCATCGACTGGATGGACTGGCGAGAACTTGCCGAGGCCATCCCCCCGGCCTACACCGAGTGGATCGGCGCACAGCTCATCCGTCACCTGGAGGTCACCCGTGAGTCCGAGTGGCCCGGAGCCCGAGAAAGTCTACGCCGACGACCTGCTGGCATTCACCAAGGCCATCGAGGAAGGCGCGGTCGAACGGATGAGCTGGGATGCTGATGAGCCCATGCCGTGGGAACTCCGGGTCCTCGCCCTTGCGGTGAAGCACGATGTTCATTGGTGGGGTGAGACGCCGCCCGCCTGCGACTACCACGAGAGCGCGGCGGTGCATGGCTGGCACTTCATCGAGGGGATCGAGAGCGTTCAGAAGGTCCCGTGCTCCAAGTTTCCACCGGAGGTCACCCGTGGCCGCCGTGACGCCCTGGCGCTGCGAGGGGTGGTAGAGGGGCTGGCCTTTGAGTTCGACGACGTGACGCCGCGCCGTTTCATGGTCGAACGCCGAGACGTCCTCGCCGCCATCGACCGCCAGCTCGGGGAGGGGTAGGGATGCGCTGGGTCGTGCTCGCGGCGATCGGGTTCGCGGTCCTGGCATGGAAGCTCCGAGCGCATGACGTGGAGGCCGCGGCGCCGCTCGATGATTGGCGGATCACGTGGGAGCCGACGATGCAGAGCAGCTCCACTATCCAGCGCTATGTCTTCCGGGATGGCGTGCTCCAGCCCGTCCAAGGTGAATGGTAAACCCTCGCCGCTTCCTGGCCTTCCTCGCGGGCTGGCTGGTCGTGACGTTCACCGTTGCGTGGAATCCCGCAGTGGATGAGGCGCGCTTCCCGGACGTGACGCCGGCGCCCGTGCTGGTCACACCGGGGCCGTTCGAGGTTCCGTACGCGCCGATGGATGACCTCTGGAACTACAGGTAGGGGCTTGCACGCGCGCGTACAGGCGCGTACAATCTTGCTATGGACACCATCCCTAGCGCGGAGTTCCGCAAGCGGTACGCCAGCCTCCGTGTCCCGACCATCGTGACCGTCAACGGGCACACGATCGGGACCTGGACCCCGGCGACCAACCACGCCACCATCCCGACCGTTGAGCCCGTTTCGCGGGCCGGCTTCGGGACCAGTCGGCCGGCACCTAAACCGAAGCGCTAGTCACATCGAAGGGGAGAAGCCACACCATGCCGAAGTTCACGCCCCGCCAACGGGCCGTGTTGCACACCCGGATCGCGCGGGAGTTGTGCTGGCACGATGTCCCGTCCATATACCGCAGCAACGCCAACCAACAGGCGACCCGCGCCCTCGACGCGATCGAGGATGCCTCCGTTCACGGGATGACCCTTCGCCGGGCGACCGAGATCGTTCTGAGCGAGACGGAAACCGAGCGATCGGCGTGACCACAACGATGGAAGACATCACCCGCGACGCCATCGAAGCGGCGGGCCGGGAACACGTCCTCAGCGTTGCTCTCGAGGAGCGGATCAAGATGCGCTGGGGCTACCGGCGCTGGTACCGGGCGAACCGCGCGGTCCTGTCGCATCCCTCGTGGCGTTCGGATGAGCTGCTGAACGCTGCCGCCCTGGTCGAGCTCCTGGCGCTCCGGCGCATGGTGAAGCGGGCGTCGCGATGACGCCGCAGCGATCGGAATGGGCAGTGACCGGCGCGAGCGACTCAGTACGCGACCTTGCCGAGCGGCTCGCAGCGCTGGTCACACCCGAGGATGTTCGCCACGGTTGGAATCTCGCTGACGCCACCCTCAACATCGGCGGAGCGGAGACCGACTGGTCGGTGACGCTCATCGGCCCCATCTCTACGGACGTAACGCGTCACTACTTTCTCGGCGGGGACCACGACGGCACGTTGGGCCCGCCCATCTTTCGCGTTCAGACGGGCGCACACGGCGTCATGCGAGCGAGCACGCCTGACGAACTCATTGGAGCCTGCCGCGAATGGCTGGAGACCGTCCGATGACCCGCTTCGACCTATCCAAGACCTACTACCCCTCGACCGCCACCCTCGAGGAGGCGCAGGGGGTCGTCGCCAAGCTCCGGGAGATGCTGACGTACTCGTCCGGGGAATGGGCCGCCGAGCTCCGGGAGGATCTCGCGACCTGGGAGCGGGTGGTCCGGGAACGCACAGAAGGGGAGAAGCCAAATGCCTGAACGGTTCAATGCCAAGGATGCGCTCGCGGACTACGTGACGGTCCCGCAGCGCATCGCCCAGTTCTACGAGCTGTTCGGGACGGGCCGGCTGGTCACGGGCGAGGTCCGGGTCGAGCTCGGCCCGGATGGGAAGTCGCGGGTCATGGTCCAGGCCGCCGCGTACCGGACGCCCGACGATCCCCTCCCCGGCATCGGCTGGTCATGGATGGAACTACCGGGCACCACGAGCTTCACCCGCGGCTCCGAGTTGGAGAACACCGAGACGAGCGCGTGGGGCCGGGCGATCGCGTCGCTAGGCATCCTTGTGGATCGCTCCGTCGCATCCGCGAACGAGGTCAAGATCAAGTCGGGCGAGAAGCCCGAGCCGACCCGCGAACCTTTGAGGTCGGAGGAGCCCGTCTTCAAAGAGGCGGTCTCGGGCCTGTCGGGATCGTTCCTGGTCCGCAAGACCGGAGCCTCGGATGGGCTCTGGCGGCAGGGGCCGGACGGGGCGTACTTCATCGTCGCGTTCCGCACGGTCGAGCAGGGGTTGATCCCGCAGGTTCGGTTCTCCGGGCAGCTCGCCCAGGACGCCTACGATGCCGCCTCGGGGGTCCTCAATGGCCTCGATGCGACGATCGGTGGCGACATGTATGCGGTCCCGTTCAAGAACGGCGACTTCGACCGCCCCTTCGACCGGTTGGAGCTCAAGAGCATCCGCACCGCCTCGTGGTCCCTGCCCGTCCCGCAACAGTCGGGTCCCGGCCTGTTCGATGCCGCCGCTGAGGCAGAACTGGACGCGCTGCTGTGAGCGACAATGATGGCTATCTGAAAGCGCTGGTGCGCGTCCTCTACGGCGACAAGGGCGTTACTGCCGAGGCGGACGATGCCTCGAAGCTCCGTGCCGTCGCAGTCATGTTTGATCGGATTGACGACGCGACTGAGGCATTCCTAGAGGTCCCCGCTGATCCTCAGCGTCGGCAGATGCAGCGCGACCTCGAAGCCATCGCGCGGAAGATCGAGGCGAACTCGTGAAGCCCTCCACTGCCGCAGTCCTCGCCCTGCTCCGTCAACGGGGCGAGCAGGGGTTGACCCAAATCGAGGCGCTCGAGGCCGTGGGCACGTTCCGTCTCGGGGCGCGCGTCTTCGAGGCACGGGAGTACCTGGAGCCCGGCGAGGTCATCGTCAACGAGTGGGCCAGCTTCGGGAACAAGCGGGTAGCCCGGTATGTCCTGAGACGGGCGGAGCCCGAGCAGGTGCCGTTGTGGTGATCGGGACGTGTCGGCGAGGTCACCCGATAGCCTCGGAAGCGGACATCGTGTACCACGGCCGGCATCGCCGCCGGCGGCGATGCCGAGAGTGCGTCAAGAATGCCCACAGTGTGTATGACCAGCGGTACCGCTCAGTAGTCCTCGGGCCTGTCCGGTGTCAGGGCTGTGGGAAGCGGGTCTACTGGAACGGCAAGCAGTGGCGCGAGAGAAGCCAACGAGGCCGCACGGGCCATGATTGCGAAGGGGAGAACGATGGACGTTCCGGCGTGCATGACGCCCGACGAACTGGAGTTGTGGAAGGAACAGGCGGCGCTCGTGCGCAAATGGGGGCAGGCGAACGCGGCTGAGGCGTGCTTCGATTGCACGCTCGCGTTCAGCGCCGAGATGCGCGCCATCGGGCGGTGCAACGGCACACCCGGCGAACCCCCACGACCCGTGACCGAGAGCCGGCGGAAGTCCAACCGCCGCTGCCAGCAACGCTACCGGGAGCGCCACCAGGAGCGCATCCGCGAGCGGCGACGGGCCTACTTCGAGGCTCGTTGGCGTAAGCGTTTCGAGGTGGACGAGCCCCATACTGGGACGCTAGGATGAGGACTGGCAGGTGGGTTCCACGGTCTTCTCCCCGTCCACCTGTGAAGATGCGGCGGGTGGCCTCGGACAGCAAGCCGAGGTCGCCCGGCCGCCTCGCCTAGCCCCGCGCTGGGGCCGTCTTGCTGAGGTTGAGAGATGAGCACCCGTACAGGCTTCCCCCGCATGGATTGGGACACCGGCTTCCTCGCTGACCCGAAGTTCCAGCACCTTCGGGATCTACTCCCTGACCCACTGAAGTTCGGCTATGCCGGCTTCTGCTACGTCCGGGTCGTGGCCGACTCCTGGAGGACGTGTCAGCGCCGACCCGTCGGTGACGTGGTGCGGGGTATCGAGACGTGGGCCGCCGATGCGCTCCGGGACGCCTCGCTCCTCGATGATGAGTACCGCCTGTCTGAGTCGTCCTTTGACAAGTGGGTCGGCTCCGGTATCGAGGCCCGCCGCGTCTGGAAAGAGTCCAAGCAGAAGCTCCGAGGGTCCGCCGCTGTCTCGTCCAGTCCGAAAGAGTCCACGGGACTCTCGGGGACTCTCCAACCCGGTAGGGTAGGAACGGTAGACACGGTAGAACAGGTAGGAACGGACGAGGGGGTGCAGGGGGAGGACGCGGTGTGGACGTTCCTCGCGCAGCATGGCGCCTATGTTCGACCGGACTCGCCGTTGGGGATCAGGCTCATCGGGCTCATGGAGCGCCGTGGAGCTGAGGCGGTCATGACTGAGGCCCAGGCGATGGCGAAGATCGAGGACAAGATGTCCGATCGCCAGTGGGTCCTCGGCCTGGAGAACGGGATGGAGCGCGTTCCGTCCGGGAGGATCTCGGTCGATGCGGCCATCGCTGAGGAACAGGAAGCGCGCAACGACGCCCGATATGAGCGGATGGTCCAACGTCGCATCGAGCAGTACCGCTACACCGGCATCTGGCACGCCGAGTGGGGCGAGAAACCCGAAGGCATCGAGGTTGTGTCGTGACGGGTGAACAGTGGGAAGTCAGGGAGAAGACGTGACCGACTATGCGGCGTTCCTCGAACGGAAGACGCAGCTCGACGGCTTGGATGGGTTCGAGCCGAACTGGATGCCCGACTTCCTCTTCCCATTCCAGGTGGCGCTCGTGGAGTGGGCGATCCGGAAGGGCCGCGGGGCGATCTTCGCGGACTGCGGGCTCGGCAAGACCCCGATGCAGCTCGTGTGGGCCGAGAACGTCCGCCGCGAAACCGGCAAGCCGGTGCTCATCATGACCCCGCTGGCGGTGTCGTTGCAGACCGTCGAAGAGGCGGAGAAGTTCGGCATTGAGGCGGCCGTGTCCCGGACCGGCAAGGTGGCGGCGGGGATCACGATCACCAACTACGACCGCCTCCACCTGTTCGACTGGACCGACTATGGCGGTGTGGTCTGTGACGAGTCGAGCGCGATCAAGAGCTTCGACGGGGTGCGCCGACAGGAAGTGACCGACTTCATGCGGAAGGTCCGCTATCGCTTGCTCGCCACGGCCACGGCCGCGCCGAACGACTACATCGAGCTCGGGACCTCATCCGAGGCCCTCGGATACCTCGGGCACATGGACATGCTCAACCGCTTCTTCAAGAACGACATGAACAACTCAGCTACCCGAGGCGGCCGCTTCCGGTGGTCGACCGAGGGCTCGTTCGGGGCGCCGAAGTGGCGCTTCAAGGGCCATGCCGAGGATCCGTTCTGGCGCTGGGTCTGCTCCTGGGCTCGAGCGCTTCGGCGGCCGTCCGACATGGACTTTGAGGACGATGGCTTCATCCTCCCCGAGCTCGTGCACCGGCAGCACATCATCGACTCTCGGACCAAGGCGGAAGGGACGCTCTTCGACTTCCCGGCCATCGGCATCCACGAAGAGCGGGCCGAGATGCGCCGGACGATCCCGGAGCGATGCGAGCAGGTGGCCGAGCTCCTCACGGACGCCGAGTCGGCGGTAGCGTGGTGCTACCTCAATCCCGAAGGGGACCTATTGGCAAAGCTCATCCCCGGCGCCGTCCAGGTATCGGGATCGGACTCGATCGAGGCCAAGGAAGAGGCCCTCGCCGCCTTCACGCATGGACAGATCCGGGTGCTCGTCACCAAGCCGATCATCGGGGCGTGGGGGCTCAACTGGCAGCACTGCCACCGGATGACGTTCTTCCCGAGCCATTCCTACGAGCAGTACTACCAAGCCGTCCGAAGGTCCTGGCGGTTCGGTCAGCAGCATCCCGTCATCGTGGACATCGTGACCACGGAGGGTGGGAAGAACGCGCTCGACAACCTCGAGCGGAAGGCCGGACAGGCCGACAAGATGTTCGACGCGCTGGTGGGGCACATGAACGACGCGCTGTCGATCAACCGCTCCCGGATCGGAACGCAGAAAGTCGAGGTTCCCGCGTGGCTCTCCTAGATCAGAAGATCACCGATCGGTACGCGCTGTACAACGGCGACTGCATGGAGGTCATCGCCGACCTGCCGGACGAGTCGATCCACCTGTCGGTCTACTCGCCGCCGTTCGCGGGGCTCTATATCTACAGCTCCGACGAGCGGGACCTGTCGAACGCGGGCGGCTACGAGGAGTTCTTCGAGCACTACGAGTATGTGGTCCGCGAGCTCTTCCGGGTCACGATGCCGGGTCGGATGACGGCGGTCCACTGCATGGACGTTCCGACCTCGAACACCGGCAAGGGCGACGGGCTCCGCGACTTCCCCGGCGACATCATTCGGATGCACGAGCGGGTGGGCTTCACCTACGTCGCTCGGTACCACGTCTGGAAGGAACCCCTGACCGTCCGCAACCGGACGATGGTCAAGGCCCTGGCCCACAAGACGATCGTGGACGACTCGTCCAAGTGCGCCGTGGCGTCCGCTGACTACCTACTGGTGTTCCGACGCAAGGGCGAGAACCCGGTCCCGATCGCGCACCCGCATGGATTGATGGAGTACGCCGGCGAGCGACAGGTCCCGACCGAGCTCCTCCGCTACCGAGGTTGGACTGGCAACCAGATTGAGAACCGCTACAGCCATTGGATCTGGAGGCAGTACGCCTCGGCGTTCTGGGACGATGTGCGCTTGGATCGGGTGCTCCCGTTCCGGGAGGCACGGGACGAGGAGGACGAGAAGCACGTCCACCCGTTGCAGCTCGACGTGATCGATCGGACGATGGTCCTGTGGTCGAACCCCGGCGAGCGTGTCCTGACCCCTTTCATGGGTGTCGGGTCAGAGGTCTACTCAGCCGTCAAGGCGGGGAGACTCGGGATCGGTGCCGAGCTCAAGCCGTCCTACTACCGGCAGGCGGTCAAGAACCTCGAGACGCTGGACGGCGAGCAGACGGAAGAACTGTCCTGGATCGAGGCGATGCACGAGTCCGAGATCATGGACGAACCAGACGAGCTGGCGGTGTAAGGAGGCTTGCACAGCGGGTGTAGGATGCGGGCGATGGAGCCCTTCCTCTGCGCCCGACATCACGCCATCGCGTCGAACGCCGAGCACGGCTGGCTCCTCTGCGTCGCGTGCTTCGCCGAGGCCAAGGCCATCGCCGAGGCCAGGGCGCTCGAGGACCGCATCCGGGCGCTTCGGCTCAACTCCACGTCGGCCCTGATGCAACGGCTCGGCTGGCGATGAACGTCCGCTGGGTCCGCATCCGCTCCTGGCACATCGTCCTCACGCCGACCCGCGTCCCTGACACCTTCACCACGCTCTGCGGCCGGCGCGCCTCTGGCCCCGAGCAGGATGACCGGCCCGGTTCCGAGCGCACCTGCGAGACCTGCCTGCGGATCGGCGGCCCCCGGTGACGACCTACACGATCACGCTCCCCTTCCGCTGGCTCTCGGGTCAGTGGGTCTTCCTCGTCATCGGCTGGGTGCATTGATGCCCAACGTTGTACCGCCCGGTCCCAAGCGGCGCCGATCGTATGACCGGCCCACCCGAGCGAAGGTCGTCGGCCTTGCGTTGGTCAAGGGCCAGACTGCGGCGAGCGAGGAGACGGGCGTGCCGCTGACGACAGTCAACCTCTGGTACCACGATCCCCGCTACGTAGAACTCCGTACTACCGCGCGAGAGGAAGTCATCGAGTCGATGTGGGCCGCTGCCCAGGCCGGCATCGCGTCGATGGTGAAGTCCCTTGACGACCCCAAGACACCACTCCGAGACAAGACCGACGCCGCGTCGATGCTCGTGGAGAAGTACCTCCTCCTCCGCGGTGAAGCCACCGAGCGGACGGAACACCGGGCGCTCACCGAGGACTTCGACGATGGCGAGGTCGACGCTATCCAGGACTGGCTGCTGGACCTTGCCCGGAAGCGAATGGCCGCTGAGGCGTGATCGAGGCGCCTGAGCCCGTGCTCGCGGAGATCGCCCACGAGATCGCCGTCCCCCTCGACTACGCCTCGCTCGAACATACGGAGTTCTTCGGCTCCCGCCACATGGAGCTCGTGGCCTCGGGCTGGATGGGCGCCGGCAAGTCGCGGGTCCTGTGCCAGAAGGCGTGGAACGTGGCACGTCGCTATCCCGGCGTCACGGTGGGCCTGTTCCGCAAGGCGCAGAACTCCATCGCCGCCACGACGCAACGGACCTTCGAACGGGATGTCCTGGAGCCCCGCTACCTCGCCCCCGGCCATGCGGGGCGGAACAAGTCGGAGCACTGGTTCGGCCTCGCCAACGGCAGCCGGATCTACTTCCTCGGGCTCGACCCCGACCCGATCACGGGCGTCCCGTCCAAGGTGGGCTCGCTCGACCTCGGTTGGGCGGGCGTGGATGAGGCGGTGGAGCTGACCGAGGAGGACTGGATCATGCTCCTCGGACGGTTGCGCGATCCCCGGATGCCGTGGCACCAACTCGCCGCCGCCACCAACCCCGGACCGCCGAAGCACTGGCTCCGCACGCGGATGACGGCGAACGTCCCCAACCGCAAGATGATCGCGATCAAGCGCAACCGCTTCCTCTCGGCCGAGTACGTGGAGATGCTCCGCACCCTCCCCGACACCGCGGCGGGTCGGCGGCTGGGCAAGGGTGAGTGGTCCGCGGCCGAGGGGGTCATCTGGACGCTGCCCACGGAGCAGGTACAACGTGGTACGCCCCCGTACAAGACCATCGCCGCGGGGGTGGACTGGGGCTTCGTCCACGCCTTCGCCTGCGAGGTCATCGGCATGTCCGGGTCAGGCCGCCTCGCGGTCATCGACGAGCTCTACGAGAAGGGCATGACGATCGACCAGATCATCCTCCGCCTCCAACTCGTGAAGGACCTCCACGGGGTGACGACGTTCTACGGCGACCCGTCCGAGCCGGGCTACATCCTCCAGTGCCAGCGGGCCGGTATCCCGATGGTCCCTGCGGCCAACGCGGTGTCGCCGGGCATCGACGCCGTGTCCATCGCCATCGCCTCGGGAATGACCGTCGACCCCAACTGCGCCGGGCTCTTGGGCGAGATGCCCGGCTACACCTGGAAACCCGACCGGGCCGGCGGTTTCCACGAGGAACCGATCGAGGTCAATGACGACGCCTGCGATGCCCTACGCTACGGCGTGGTCGGGATCACCGGCGCGCTGGAGGACAACCCGTGGAAGCAACTCGTGGGTAAGACCGTGAGCGTCCGGGCGTGACGATCCCCGGCGTCTCGGCACTCGATGTCGCCTACGCCCTGTCCGTGGCAGGCGTGGCGATCGTCTTCCCGCCAGCGGCCCTGATCGTGGCGGCCGGGTACTTCCTTCTGTCGTGGTACCTCACCGACCAGCGCACGCCGCCTGCTGAGCCGAAGCCGTGAGCATCTACATCCCCGCCAAGGCCGCACCCGTGAAGGCCGGGCCCATCGGGTCGGGGGCGGGCGTGCTCCTGACCGAGTACCCGCTGTTCAGCTTCCTCGGCAAGGACCCCCACACGAAGATGCGGACGGCCTACCAGATGGGCTGGAACACGCCGTGGATCAGGACCGCCGAGCGAGCCATTGGCTCCAAGGTCGCCACGGTTGACGTGGACCTCAACGACCCCGAGGGGGTCGAGATCGACGCCACGTACCCCAACCCGGACGCGGTGGCGGCGTGGGCGCTCCTCGACAAGCCGCAGGCCCTCCTGGGGATCGGGCAGCCCCTCAGCCGCTCATCGCTGCTGCGCCTGTTGTCCCGGCATCTGGGGCTGGCGGGCAACGGCTTCCTCCTCCAGGACCAGCCCGAGGCATTCGCCGGCACCCCGAAGGGGCTGGCGTACCTGCGACCCGACCGCCTCACGCCCAACGACGACAGCCAAGGCAACCTCAAGTCGTGGCAGATCGATAAGACCCCGACCTCGCCGGGCATCGAGGTCAGCCTCGAGCAGATCATCCACTTCATGCTCGAACCCCCCGACAGCGGGCACTTCGGGGTGGGCCTCGTGGAGACGGCGCTCCTCATGGCCCAGGTCAGCACGAACCTCGACCGCCATATCGCGTCCGTCCTCCAAGCCGGCGGGCGGTTGTCGGGCTTCATCTCGCCGAAGGAAGGCGTCATCCAGGGCGAGCAGCTCCTCCAGATGGAGCGCGACTGGCGGACGATCACCGAGCAGCCCGACGCCGCCAAGCGCATCCAGCTCATCGCCGCACCGATCGAGTTCCAGCAGACCACGATGACCCCGGACCAACTGGCGATCGTGGAGCTGATGAAGCTCATGCGCGACGACCTGTTCGTGGTCTGGAACGTGCCGGGCACGATCGTCGGGGTGGCCCATTCGACCGGGCTCAACTCCGGGGACTCGCGCAAGTACGACGAGGCGGCGCTGTGGCAGGGTCCCGTCCACGACCGGCTGGTGATCTTGGGCGAGGGGCTCCAGGACAGCATCATCGACAAGTGGCAGAAGCGCCTCGGCTGGACGCCCGACCTCATCCTCGAGGAGCCGGAGTTCGACGACGACTCCCCCCGCTATGACCTCTTGGGGAAGTCGATCAACATCGCCATGCGCAACTCCGAACGCCGGGCGCTCATCGGGCTCGATCCGTTCAACGATCCGGGCGTCGATGACGCGGTGTGGCTGCCGGCCACGATGGTGCCCGCCTTCCAGGCCCCCGATGAGAACGGCAAAAAGGTCCAGATGGCGACTGGCGAGCCGACCGTCATCGGTAATACCGAACCGGCCAGCGATGCCGCGATGGGCGCCGCGGGCGAGACGACCGCCGGCAAGGCCAACCTCATCGCGCGTTTGGAGCCGATGCGCCGCTCGCTCCTCGCCCTCCGGGACAGCATCGCCACCCACCACACGCCCCGCATCCGTGAAGCCGTGGCCGGGGTCCTCCGGGAGCAGCGGACCGAGATCGCCCAGCGGATCCGGGGAAGGGCCAGTCACATCGCCGCGAACCCCAAGGACACGTCGGTGTGGTGGGACGGCAAGCGCTGGGACCAGGCCCTCCGCTCCGCGCTCGTGGGTGGGCTGGCGGGCATGGCAACGTCCGTCTCCCGGCAGGTGGCCGAGCAGCTCCCCGCCAAGGCCGACCCCATCGGGGAGACCGCCGTGGATCGGGTGCTCTCTCGAGGTGTGGCACGGGTCACGAAGATCAACGACACGACCCGTGGGGAGATCGCGGACATCCTCGTGACCGCCATCGACCAGGGGGTGGATCTCGCGGAGGTCGCGGATGCCATCGAGGCCGGTACGGACCTGACGCCCCTCATCGGGCGCTCCGGCGGCGTCGTGGGGGATCTGGCGTACCGGGCGGAGATGATCGCCCGGACCGAGCTCATGGACGCGTACAACGCCGCCGCCCTCTACTCGTACGGTGACGCCGGGGTGCGGACGGTGCAGGCGATGGACGGCGACCAGGACGAGGAATGCGCCGCACGGGATGGTCGGGAGTTCCCCATTGAGGAAGCCGATGGCATCGAGGATCACCCCAATGGGACCTTAGATTGGGTGCCCGTCCTCGACTTCGCGCCCGTCAAGGCGTCGCTCCGGGGGACGAAGGTCCAGGAGTTGCTCAGCGAGCTCCAGCGCGACGAGCAGGCCCAGAACGCCACCCTCCAGCGGACACTCTCCGACGTGGCGAAGGCCATGACCACCCAGGCCGAGCGGCCGGTCGATCCGGTCGTCTACACCCCGCCCGTCATCAACGTCGATCTCAGCGCCATCGCGGCCGCCTTCGACCGCTTCGCCGAGACGATCCGCAATCAGCCCCCTGCCCCTGCCCCCATCGTCAACGTCCCAGCGCCGGTGGTGAACTACGCCCCACCGCGCACCCGCAAGGTCGTCAGTCGTGACGCGGCGGGCAACATCACCGAAGTCCGCGACGAGCTCCTGTGACGCTCACCGTCACGCACACCACGACGGCGCCGGGTGCGGCGCTCATCGGGGCCGCCGAGTGGAACGAGGACCACACGATCGTCGGCACGCCATCCGGCATTCTCTGGAGCCAGCGGGCGATGCAACCCGTGGACTATCGCGGCCCAACGGGGACTCGGCGGATCGACGCGGCGACCATCGCTGCCGCCACGGCTCGCTTCAAGCGCAACCACGAGGACGAGATGCTGCTCGACCTCATCGACTGGATCGAGGCATGACGATGGCTGAGATGACATCCGCCGACATCAACGACCTCCCCGATTCCGCGTTCGCGTACATCGAGCCCGGTGGCACGGTGGTCGATGGCAAGACCGAGCCCCGGAGCCTCCGCCACTTCCCGATCCACGACGCGGCCCACGTCCGCAACGCCCTCGCCCGCCTCGACCAGAGCCCGTTCGGTGAGAAGGCCCGCGCCAAGGTCGAAGCCGCCGCCAAGCGGATGGGCATCGGGCAGGAAGGCAAGGCGACGGAACTGAAGGCCGAGCCGATGGACACCGGCAAGCTCGAGCGCTGGCTGCGGGGCCAGATCCCGCGCCGTATCCTCGTGGCGCCGTTCTATGGTCCGCTCAAGGCCGGGCTGTTCGGTTGGCCTGAGGACGGCAAGGGCCGCGACCTCCAGGGCGAATACTTCCACCCCGATACCGATTTCTACGGGCCGTATCCGTCGCTCCGATCGACGCGCCAGCGGGCGGTCGATTGGCACCACACGACGTTTGCGTCCGGTTCGCACGTCGATCCTGTGAAGGACACGATGAAGGCCGCGATCATCGGCCATCTTGTCCTTGACGATGCGACGGAGGATGATGGCCTGTGGGCCGACTTCTGGGCCAACGCTGGCGAGAAGCGGCGCAAGCTCGTGGCCGACCTGGAGCTCCGGGGCACGCAGCTCTACGGCTCGACGCAGCCCATCCGGGGCGGTGTCGCCAAGGCCGACTATGGGCGCATCGACATCTGGCCCATCCAGTACCACACGATTTCGACCTCACCCGTCAATCTCGCAGCGGTCGTGCCGCCTCTGAAGGCGGCCCTGACCGACTCTGTTCTCGACGAGATCCCCGCCGACGCGCTCAAGGCGCTGCTGGTGGGACTCGACGCTCCCACGGTGGAGCTGCTTCTTGGCTCGGCATCTGGGGCGGTCAACGCTTCCTCGGAGCCCGGTTCGGACGCGGTGAAGGCGGGGCGCGTGCTCTCGGCAAAGACCATCGCCGCCCTGGAACGGGTGCTCGCACTCGCGGAGCAGGAACTCCCTGCGCTCATCCGCGAGATGATCGCCCAAGGTCGGCCTTCCACCGAAAGGGAAGCTAGTGACTGATCTCGAAGATCGGGTAGGCAGCCTCGAGGCTGCCATCCGCGAGGCGACGAAGGTCGCCACCACGACCCGCGACGCCAAGGCCGTCGAGGCGCTCCCGGAGCTGGCGAAGGCCCGCACCGACATCGCCAACGCCGCTGAGGCCGACGAGTCCAAGAAGCTCCGCGAGGAGTTCAAGGCCATCGCGCAGGAGGCCGTGAAGGCCGCCCTGCTCGACATCCGCACCCCGTCCATCGCCGCCCAGGTGGGCGGTGGCCCATCGCTCGAACAGACTGCCCGGATCGCGGCCAACTTCGACATGGGCGCCAGCCCGGCCCTCAAGGCGTCGCTCGGCGAGGCCTACACCGCCGGCACCTTCCTCTCCGCCGTCGCGGAGATGGGGATGCTCAACGGCGACAAGCAGGCCGGCAAGGCGTCGCTCGAGAAGCTCGGGCTCACCTACCTCGCCGCGCCGGAAGGCAAGGCCACCCTCGGCACGACGGGTGCCACGGGCGGCTACGTCCTCCCGAACAACCTCGTCGCCACCCTCGTCAAGCCGAACACCCAGCGGGCCGTCTACACGGGTGCCAACCCGATCGTGACGGTCATTCCGGGCGTCATGGTCCGAGGGATCGACCAGCCGTACCGCACCGGAGCGCCGGCGGCGATGACGGCCCAGAACTGGGGCGCCACCAAGACCAACGTGGACGAGGCGTACGGCACGTACACCGCGACCCTCGGCACGTTCGCCAAGATCTACGACATCGGCAAGCAGTACGCGCGGTTCTCCGCGGGTGCGGCCGAGGCCGATGTCCTCGACGAGCTCACCAAGTCGGCGGCCCTCGCCGAGAACAAGGCCGTCATCGCGGGTCCGGGCACCGGCTCCGCCACCCCCGGCGTGAATGACCCCACCAAGGGTGTCTACACGTCCCTCCTCGGCAACGTCTACACCACCGCCTTCACCGGCTCGGCCTCCACCGTGGCCGGTTCGGCGGCGGCGGGCCTTGCCACCGCGATGGCCGCCCTCGGCGCTCGTAGCCGGGACGCGGACGCCGCCGTGGTCAGTGCCCTGACGTTCTGGACGCTCTGGAGCCAGGGCTCCGACAGCGCTGGCTTCTGGATGTCCGAGTTCCTCGGCGCCGGCTTCTCGATCGGTGGGGACAACCAGCTCAAGTGGCGGGGCATCCCCATCTACCATGACGCGGATCTCGGGACCAACGCGGCCACGAAGATCGGCATCATCGGCGAGTGGAAGACGCTCAAGTTCTACCGGGGCATGGAGTTCCGGGTGGATTCGACCGACATCGCCGGCGACCGCTGGGACAAGAACCTCATCGGCTTCCGCGGTGAGGAAGAGTTCGGGATCAACGCAGACACGGCAGTGGCCGTGGGTGCGTTCCAGCTCATCACCGGCCTGATTCCGTAGGCCATGATCTCCGCTGCCTTCTTGGTCAAGGACCCGCCCCTGGACCGCCTCTCCATGCTCGTGGAGTTCCTGCGGCCAGTCGTCTCGGACTTCGTGTTCGTGGTCGATGACCGGACGGCAGCGGAGACATCGAATACCGTCGCCCACTGGGAGGGATGCACCGTCGTTCCCTTCCAGTGGGTCGACGACTTCTCGGCCGGGCGGAACGCCGCCCTCCCCCACTGCAAGGGTGACTGGACGCTCATTCTCGACCCCGACGAGCTGCCGACCGTGGCGATGCTCGATTTCGTGCGTTCCGTCGATGCGTCCGAGTGGTCGGACGTGACCTGGCAGGGTGCTCGGTACCCGGCTCCGCGGGGGTATCTCTTCTTCACCAAGAACTATGAGGACGGCGTACAAGGCCCCGAATGGGAGGAGCACTGGCACTGCCGCCTGTTCCGCACGTCCGAGGCACAGTGGTATCGCCCGGTGCACGAGTTGGTCCAGCTCGGCGGCATGGGCGAGTCGTCGATCCGGGGCACGGCGTTGCTCCCGAAGGCCCCGAAGAGCGCCTTCCTCATCCACTCCAAGCTGTCGGACGTGGCACCGGAGTCCACCGAGCTCTACGTCAAGATCGGTGCGGCGTGAAGATCCTCATCACCGGCGTCGCGGGCTTCATCGGCTCGCACCTTGCCGACGCGCTCCTCGAGCAGGGGCACGAGGTCACGGGCATTGACGACCTGACCACCGGGCGCCGGGAGAACGTCCCCGACGCGGTGGCCTTCCACTTCGGCGACGTGCGGGGCTGGCTGCCCGTAGGCGCGGAAGTGATCTACCACTGCGCCGCGTCGTACAAGGACCGCGCCGACTGGGAGCGGGACGCCTCGGTGAACATCGGGGGCACGATCAACGTCATCCGCGAGGCCCAGAAGACCAAGGCGCGCCTCATCTACTTCCAGACCTCGCTCTGCTACGGTCCCACCCCCGCCTCCCCGGTGCAGATCGATGCCCCCATCGCGCCCGTGGGCTCGTACGCGGTGTCGAAGACGGCCGGCGAGCGGTACATCCGTGACTCGGGGCTCGACTACGTGTCCCTCCGACTCGCCAACGTCTACGGCCCCCGCAACCTGTCGGGTCCGGTGCCGACGTTCTACCAGCGGCTCAGCGAGGGGAAGCCCTGCACCGTCGTGGACTCGCGCCGGGACTTCGTGTTCATCGACGACCTCGTGCGCGTCGCGCTGCACGCCCTCGCGAGGGGATCGGGGCCGTACCATGTCAGCAGCGGTCGTGACTACGCGATCGAGCAGCTCTACGGGGAGGTGGGTACCGCGATGGGGCGCGCCGCGGAGCCGATCCGCCAGGCACGCGGACCCGACGACGTGGCGACGCTCCTCCTCGACCCCTCGCACACCCGCGAGGAGTTCGGCTGGACGGCCCGGACGCATCTCAGCACCGGCATCAAGGCAGCGGTGGCGTGGTACGCCGAGCACCCACCGGCCGAGGTTTACACGCACTTGGCGCTGAAAGGGTAGCAATGGGGATCGCCTTGCTCTCGCTCATCGACCGTGCCATTCAGGCACGGATCGGCCCCGCGACGGGGATCGTGCTCTCGGGCGGCTTGGACAGTTCGACGGTCGCGCGACTGTCCCCACGCAACCTGCCGACGTTCACCGGCTACTACGACCTGCCGGGCTTTGACGAGCGGGAGTACGCCCGCCTTGTGAGCCACCCGGTCCACCACGAGATCCGCATCACGCCGCAGGACTTCGTGGATAACTTCGACACGATGGTCCGCCACATCAAGCCCCCGGTCCAGGGGATGGGCACGTTCGGGCAGTACATGGTCGCCCGCTACCTCAGCGAGCACGGGATCAGGATCGCGCTCTCGGGGGAAGGCAGCGACGAGCTGTTCGGCGGCTACGCTCGGACGCTCTTGGCGGCGGGGGAGAGGCTGCCCGATGGCTACAAGGGCTACAAGCCCCCGAAGGACTACCCGTCCAACCTCCACGACGCCCTCCAGTACGACCTCGACCGCCTCCCGCAGCTCCTCGCGGTCGACGACCAGATGACCGGCGCGTTCGGGATCGAGGCACGCGCGCCGTTCACGGATCACGCCATCGTGGACTACGCCCTCGCGTTGCCCGACACCGAGCGGGTGGGCAAGCGTCATCTCCGTCAGGCTGTCAGGGGCATCGTGCCCGACCGGATCATCGACCGGACCGACAAGATGGGCTTCCCGGCGCCCCTCGCCATCTGGGCCCAGACAGAACCCGTGCGCTCGTTCGTCGGGGATCGCTTGGGCTACCTCCCGGACGCCCGCAAGCCGTTCGACCGGACGTGGTGGTACGCCCTCGTGGGCCTCGACGAGCCCGCCAAGCCACGGAAGCGGGCCGCGTGAATGGGATCAGCGAGTACGGCCGGTCGTACTGGCAGGTGCCGGAGCCGGTCAAGAGTCACCGGACGATGATCGTCACCGCCGCGCTGTGCTGGTGGAACGAGCGGCCCGAGGATCTCGTGGCCTGCATCAAGGGCGCCGCGCAGATCGCCGACCGCGTGGTGGCCCTCGATGGCGCGTACGCCCGGTATCCGGGGGCCACGGTGATGAGCCACCCCCGCCAGGCCAAGGCTATCCGGGACGCCTGCGACAAGGCGAAGCTGGACTGCCTCGTGGTCATCCCCGACCGGCTGTGGGCCGGCCAGATCGAGAAGCGCAACCACCTGCTCGCCCTCGCCGGGGTGGGGAGTGACTGGATCGTGACCCTCGACGCGGACCACATCATCAAGACCGAGCGCGACGCGGTGCGGAACGAGCTGTACGCCTCAACCGCCGATGTGGTGGACGTGCCGTTCATCACCCCCCGGAACGCCAAGCGCGGCGACGTGCGAAGCGCGGCGGGGCAATGGCACCTTGCCCAGACCGAGGGGCCGCAGATGATCCCCCAGGTCTGGCGGGCGTCGCTCCATCTGCGGGTCGAGCATCACCACTGGTGGGTCGGTGGCACGAAGGACAATCGCCCGGTCTGGGCATGGGCCGGCGATGCTTCCCGCCAGCAGCTCCCGCACGCCCGGTTCGTCACGCCGTACACCGTCGAGCACCGGACGCTGCTCCGCACCGACGCGCAGGTGCTCGCCTCGCGGGCGTTCTGCAACGACCGGGAGATGGTCGTCGCCAAGACGGGCCAGGAGGACGATCTCCCGACCCTCCCCCGACCGGTCTTCGACTACACGACGGTGCCGATGTGATCGTGTGTGTCGGCGACTCGATCACCGTGGGCCAGCATCTTGACCCCCCGGACGTACCGTGGCCGGTGTTGCTCACCGCCGGCCCGGTGCTGGTCCGGGGCGTTTCCGGTGACACGACACGCTTGGGCTTGGAGCGGTTCCCCAAGGACGTACAGGCGCACGAGCCCGAGATCGTGGTCATCCAGTTCGGCCACAACGATTGCAACCGCTGGCAGAGCGACCGGGGACTTCCGCGCGTTTCCCCGCAGGCGTACGCGGCCAACCTCCACGAGATGATCGACCGCAGTCGGCGGTTCGGGGCCGTGCCGTACCTTTGCTCCCTGACCCCCTCGACCCGGAGCCCACAGCACGCCCAGGACGTGCGCTGGTACGACTCCATCCTCCGGGACGTGGCGCGGGAGAACAACGTCGCGGTCATCGACGTGTCGAGCGTGACGGGCGTCCTGCCGGATGGGCTGCACCTGGACGCGGAAGGGCATCGCCAGTACGCCCGCGCGGTCTCGATGGTGCTCGCATGATCCATCCAACCGCCCTGATCCACCCGAACGTGACGCTCCACCCCTCGGTGGTCATCGAGCCGTACTGCATCATCGGCTCCGACCACGGGCACCTGTACCTCGGGGAAGGCTCGATCGTCCGCAGCCACTCGATCATCGAAGGCGGCAACAGCATCGGCAACGGCCTCGAAACGGGGCACCACGTCCTCATCCGCACGGGCAACGAGATCGGGACGAACCTCCGCATCGGCACGATGTCCCGGCTCGAAGGGGGCGGGGAGATCGGTGACTACGTGCGCATCCACGGCGACTGCGAGATGACGAAGGGCACGCTCCGCCACTTCTCGCGGTTGTACGGGGGGTCATACGTCACCGACAACCGCCTGCCGCCGTCGCGGGTGAACGTCCCCGCCATCCTCGACGAAGGGTCCGTGGTCACGATGAACTGCGTCGTTGTCGCGGGCGTGCGGATCGGGCTCGGGTCGTTCGTGGGCGCCGGGACGGTCGTCACCCGCGATGTCCCGGACGCGATGGCACTCGTCAAGGGCACCCTCAAGAATGTCTCGGACCTCACGTGGGAGGGCATCCGCTACCCCTGGACGAACCACTACCGCGAGTACCCGGCCGAAGCACAACCTCGACTCGCGCAGCTCCACCAGCGCATCGTCTCGTTCCTCGGGGTGCCGGCATGAAGGCCACGGGCAGCACGCGCCATGTCTCGGCGCGCGTGCCTGACTTCCTGTTCGTCAAGGTCAACGGGTCGTGGCACCGCCTCGGGATCAAGGCGGGTCGCATCAACGCCAAGGCGTGCAAGCTCACCGACGAGCAGGTGCTGGTGTCGGTGAAGCTGTACGGGCACACGCTCACGGAACCGTCCGACCTTGACCCGCAGCACGTGTGCATCCCATGAGACTGCTGGTGCTCGGTGACCTCGCGGTCAGCGGGTTCGGCACGGTCACGAGTGACTTGGGCGCGGCCTTGCTCAAGCAGGACGTGGACGTGCGGTTCGTGTCGCTCAACCAGTCCAAGGATCTGCCCGAGGCGTTCAAGGGCCGCGTCATCGCCTTGGGGACCACGGATGGCTGGATCGGCACCCCCAAGTCTCCCGAGGAGGCCGAGGTCATCCTGCGCCGGATGGACGCCCTGTTCCGGGAGATCGACGGCTGGAGCCCCGAGGCGGCGATCATCATCGGCGACCACGCCTCAGTCGATCTCTCGGACATCCTGCGCTTCATCCCCGACGGCTTCCCGGTCTGGCACTACGTCCCCGTCGAGGGGGTGGGGCTGAAGCCCCGGCACGCGGACATCTGGCGCCAAATGACGCCCGTGGCGATGTGCGAGGCTGGAGCGGACGAGATCGCCACCATCTACCCCGAGCGCCCGGCGGTCATCTACCACGGCGTCGACACCGACGCCTTCTACCCCGTGTCCCAGGCGCACCCCATCACGATCAAGACCCGATCGGGCTTCGTGGCCCTCCGCTCCAAGGACGACTGCAAGCGGTTCATGGGGTCGATGCTCACGGTGAACTACCAGGACGGCTCGCCGTCGCGCCCGGTCTGGCAGCCGGGCCGGGTGACGTTGTTCCGCCACGACGCCAACGTCCCCCGGAAGCGCTGGCAGTCGCTCTTCCGGTCCCTCGCGCCGGTCCTTGCGCGGAACCCCGAGGTCGATCTCGTCTACCACACCCGGACCATCTACAACGGCGGGGATCTCGAGATCGAGAAGTCGGGCTATCCCGTCGAGCTCCAGAAGCGGATGCTCACGACCGGCCTCCACGATGCCGGGGTGCCGGTTGATCGGCCGTTGCTCTGCGCCATGCTCAACGCCGCCGACATCTACGTGACCGGCGCGGCGGAGGGCTTCGGGCTGTGCATCGCGGAGGCCCTCGCGTGCGGCGTGCCGGCGGTGGGGATGGACTTCTCATCCGTCCCCGAGGTCATCGGCAAGGCCGGCATCGTCGTCCCACCGGCTGGGTTGATCGACAACATCTACTCGTACTTCTGGGCCGGTGTTCGGGAGGACCTGTTCGGGGCCGCCGTCGAACGGCTCGCGCGGTCGCGTAGGATGCGCAGAGAGCTCGGCGACCTCGGGCCGATCCACGTCGGCGCGCTGTTCCGCTGGGACCGAGCGGCAACGCAGTTCGTCGAACTCATCGAAGCGAAGCTGGGAAAGGCGCTGGCAGCATGACGCTCACCGTTTCCGCCGCCGAGGTCCGCGACTATCTCCAGCTCGAAGCCGACAACCCCACCGGCAACTCGTCGCTCTCCGATGGGCAGATCGAGTCGAACATCCTCGCCGCCCAGGAGACCCTCGAGCGCGCGACCCGGCGGTGGTTCGTCAACCGCCCCGCCGTGACGTACACCGCGACGACGATGCTCCGGGCCATCGTCCCCATTCCGGGCTTCAACGCCTTTACGACCGTCACCGCGTACGGCTCCGTGCTCACCGTCAACCAGGCGGTCTGGCCGCTTCCGGACGTGCAGAACACCGGCGTCTACACCGCCCTCCAGTTCCGGCCCTTCCGAGGCGACATGCACGAGTGGTGGCTGGCGAACCCGAACTGGTGGGACGCCGCGCTCGACAACCCGTTCTACCCCGGCAACTACGGCGGCGGCTATGCGTGGACCTCGATGCCCAACGACCTCATCGTGGTGGGGGACGGGGGGTATCCGGCCGGCCAGTACCCGTTCGCGTGGCTCCTCGCCGTGAAGCAGCTCGCGGCATTCTTCACCAAGCAACCCGCGTCCCTGTTGGCAGAAACCATCGTGACTCCCCAAGGTGGGATCATCAACTATGCTGGCATTCCGAAGACGGTCGTCGACTTTATTGCGTCATGGCAAGCTGGCCAGCAAGTCGTCTCGGCGGGTTAGAGATGACTCCAACTCTTGCCTGTGCGGACATGGTTGATCGTGACGCGGCTGACGCCGTACATCCGAGCGATTGCCGTGTCCCCCACGCCAATGGCGACGTACGCCCGGATCACCGGGATGTCCTCGTCGCGGAGTTTGGCGTTGGGGGCAGCACTTCCCGGTCCGACAAACGGCGTTCGGGTTCGATGCTTCCGCTGCCGATCAGCCATGTTGTCGAGATGGGTGCCGAGCCACAGATGATCCGGTCGGACGCAACCGGGGGTGTCGCATCGGTGGAGTACCTGCATTCCTGGTGGTATGTCGCCGTAGGTGAGTCGCCACGCGACCCGGTGCGAGCGGTCCACGCCTCGGAAGTCGAGGCCGACCAACCCGTAGCCGTCGCGGTTCCGATGAGCGGTCCACATCCAACAGTCGCCGGACTTGTCGACCTTCGTCCAGAACCGATCAGCAAGGGGGACGTGAGGCGGCATGACTCATTCTAGCACCGCCATCATCACGCCATCGTGCCCGTGCGGCCGCAAGGCCCGCCTCGTGCAACTCCCCCTCGTGGGTCGGTCGATGTGGCTCTGCCACGTCTGCGGGCCGGCCCGGATGATCGCGGTCATGCGCTCGCTCGTCGCGCACGGGGTCCTCTGACGTGGCGACGCTCCAAGGGTACGAGCAGCTCCAGGCGCGGCTCCACGCCATCGGCGCGGGGGACACCGGGCTGATGAAGCAGATCGGCACCGCCGTGGTCCGGGAGTCGCAGTTGCTCGCGCGCCCCAACAAGAAGACCGGCAACCTCATCCGCCAGATCCGCGTGACCGCCGCCACCCCAACGTCCGTGACCGTCACCGCGGGTGCGCCGTACTCAGGCTACGTCGAGTTCGGGACCAGGGGCGGCACGGTCATCACGCCCAAGGCCGCGCGGGTGCTTGCGTGGGGCGGGGCTCGCAGGCTCACGGGCTCGCTGCGCTCGGGGTCCAAGCCGACGCACTTCGCCATGCGCGTCATCCGTGGTGCGACGCGAGCGTTCCCGTACCTCATCCCCGGCGCGAAGCGGGCCATCAAGGGCGTGGGCCTCGATGAGATCGTCAAGCGCTGGAACGGTGCGGCGTGACGGACATCGACTGGCTCCCGAACCACGACTACCTCGCGGGCGCGGTCGTCACCGAAACGGCCGGGCTGCCGTTGTGGCGCTGCACCGTCGCCGGAACCTCCGGCGGCACGGAGCCTACGTGGGCCACCGCTGCGCCGTGGACGGTCACGGACGGCAGCGTGACGTGGACGCTCAACACGACCTTCCGAGAGGACGTGCGGGCCGGGATCAGCGGCACCCTGACCACCTGGAAGACGGCGAACCCCAAGCTGCTGCGGAAGGTCTGGCAGGTCCGGCCCACGGGCTTCACCGTGGGCGATCTGCCCTGTGCCGTCATCGGGGACCTCAGCGAAACGATCACGACCATGCAGGGTATCCGCCAGCGGATGCTCGACAACTTCACCGTCGAGCTGGTGGACCGGACCCCGGACAACCTCGAAGCGGCGGCGCGGATGGATGTCCTCGTGGATGCCCTGCTCGACTACCTGACCGCCGCCTATCACAGCGCATCCGGGACCAGCATCGTCGAACCTATCGGCGTGTCGGATGGCGGGAGTGGCCCGGCCGAAGGGGTGAACGTGGCGTGGTACTCCAACCTCATCAACTTCCGGGCCTACGTAGCGGAGGGTCGGACCTAACTTAGAGAACCCGTGCCCGTGGGGAATGCGGAGTTACCCACGGGGATCGCGGCCTCCTCACTCCGCAGGAGAACAAGCCGATGCCTTTGACCCCACTGGCAGGGTCCACTCGCCTCCGGGCCTTCCAGCTCGGGCTCGAAGGGACCTTCAACACGGCCCAGGCCGCGACGCGGCGGATGCCGTGGTCGTTCGCCCCGACCGTCGATCCCCACTGGACGTTCCCGACCGCCGACACCGGCACGCTCGACCAGGCCATCGCGCCG